GATAACTATAGAGCAAAATAAAACTAACTCTTTGAATAATGAATTAAGAGAGAGGTTAAATAACGAAAACTTATCGGCTAGAGAAAGAAAGAATATTCAATTAGAAATAGCTAGAAACGATGAAGCTCTTAGAAAGAAGCAAGAGAAAATAGAGAAGAAAAGGTTTAAATTCAATAAAGCTATGAATATAGCGAACGCTTTAGTTGAAACATACTCAAGTGCGTCAAAAGCTTATTTATCTCAATTGTCTTTACCTACCCCAGACGCTCCAATTAGGGCTAAAGTTGCTGCTGGTGTAGCTACAGCTTTTGGATTAGCTAACGTGGCTATGATTGCTAGACAGAAGTTTCAATCTAGTGCTGGCGCAACAACACCTGCTGGTGCTTTAGGTGGAGGTGGTTCTGGTGGTGCAGATAGAAGTTTTAACTTTAATTTAGCAGGTGCATCTCAAGAAAACCAACTAGCACAAACATTACAAAGTCAGTTTGACCAACCTATACAAACATACGTTGTAGCTAGAGATATAACAAACCAACAGCAATTAGACCAAGATATATTGTCTAATGCTAGTTTTGGATAAAATAAAACGATAATAATAAAAATAGTTAACTTATTAAATAAATATTATGGATACAATAGAATTAATTATAGACGAACAACTAGGAGAAGAAGGCATAAACGCTATATCTTTAGTAGAGTTTCCAGCTATAGAGGAAAACTTTGTAGCACTTAGTAAAGACCAACATAAAGTTGAGTTTAAAACTGTAGATAAAGAGAAAAGAATTATTGTAGGATTAGCATTAGTTCCAGATAAGCTCATATATCGTCGTAGAGGAGATTACGAGTATAATATAACATTCTCTAAGGAAACTGTAAGAAAAGCGTCTGAGCTATACTTAAAACGTCTTAAAAACAATAATACAACATTAGAACATCAAGAATTTACTTCTGGAGTGTCTGTAATAGAGTCTTGGATAGTAGAAGATGCTAAACAAGATAAAACTGCTTTATACAACTTAAATGCTAAAGAAGGAGATTGGGCGGTAGTTATGAAAATAGATAATGATGCTGTGTGGCAAGATGTAAAGAATGGTAAGTATTTAGGTTTAAGTATTGAAGGTATTTTTAGTGATAAGAAGCAAGAAGATATGAGTGCTGTAGAAGATATGACTGAAGAAGAAGCTAAAATATTATTACAAGAAATAAAAGACTACCTAGAGAATGAGAGCAAAGTACTGTAAATCAAAGAATACATATACTATAAAAAACTGCAAGAATTGTAAGTGTCAAGAGTATTGGAAACAAGGTATTGGCTCTATACATAATGATAACCACGTATCTAATATTGTTAACCAAGATACTGAAAGAGTAGAAACACATACTGCTTCTGTAAAGACCTCACAAGAGGGTAATATCACAAACATAGATACAACAAGAATCATTAATAATTAAAAACAAAGAATATGATTAAAAACACTAGTTATAATGTTAGACCAGACAGGCATACATCTGCTGAAATAGCATTATTGAAACCAGAGGAAGGTGTTATTGTTTACGATACTGACTTGAAAGTGAATATGTATTGGAATGGGTTAGAGTGGTTTTACAGCAGTAGAGTTGCAACCACAGGTTTTATGGATTACAACGATACAACAGGCGATATAACATTAACTTCAGACACTTGGACAGACGTACCTAATAACGGTTTAGGTGCTTTCACAAACAAAACCTATAAACCAACATTAATAAGCGAGGTTTTAGATGGCTCAACTGGCTATCTTGATTTCAGTGAATTAAGTTTAGGTAGTCAATTACTAATAAGAAATGATTTTACAGTAACACCTAACACAAACAATAGCTTATTGGAAGTTAGGTATGTATTAGGTCAGGGTGATGGAGAGTACGCTTTGAAGTTTTGGAGCGAACGATTGGATAGTGGTAGTGGTATTGGTTACCAAAGGGTAATATCATTTCCTATTTATATGGGTGATACAAATACACAAGGAGGTGTTGGTAAATTACAAGTTAAACTCTCTACAACTGGTTCGATTAATAATGCAGGTAGTTACATAAAAATAGATTTAAGATAATGATAACAATTTACAAAGATAGTTCAGCAAACGCAATATTTATAGAGGATGCAAATGGTGTTCAATTTATTAATAGCCTACAAGCTACGATTGAAAATGGTTTTTGCAGTATTCACGATTTAGCAAGAGGGATTGAGATAGTTTCAGATGAGTCTTTTGACAGTTTTGAAGATGAAAATGGTAACTCGTATGGTAATAATTCGACAGAGGTTTGCGATGCTTTGAATGCAATCTTTTCATCAAGTGGTACGCCAACAACAAGTATCCCTAATATTACAAGTACGTTAGATATTTCATTGGTAGAGGGCGAAACATTAAACTATGAGTTAACTGCTGATTATGGGGTTGGTTATGAGTGGGATTTATCAAATGTTAGTGGTGTTACAACAGTAGAAGGAAATATAAGAAAGCTGATTGGTGGCTCTTCTTTGTCAGTAGGTACTTACAACATACCAGTAAAAGCAATAAACTATAATGGCGAAGATAGCGAAACTATAGTATTAACAGTATCCACACCTCCTTTCTCTAACACTAAAAGTATCGCTTTTTCAAACCAAGATTGGTTGGGTGCTAACGCATCTTTGTTAAGCAGTATTCTTGGAAGAACGTCAAATGGCTCAGGGAGTAGTGATGCTTGGACAATATCTCTGTATTTAAAAGGTAGTAGCAGTACAAGTAACGGACAAACAGTTTTTTACTTCGGCGACAATGACACAACGAATGGTGGTCATTTATATTTACGCTATCAAGGAAGTAACAATAGATTTAGATTCAGGTATGGTTCAGATAATAATCACTTGAATTTCCATTCTCCTAGCAACTCAATAAACGACAATACTTGGCATCATATTATGATTGCTTACAATGGAGGCACAACAGGTGCGAGTAGTGGAGATATTAATAGTTACTATGGGCGTTTCAGTATATTTATTGATGGAGCTAACGTTGTTCCAAGTGGTAGTTGGTCAGAAAGCAATTATGGTTGGTCAAGTGGTATAGATGCAGATAACTTAAGGGTCGGTAGGTATGGTTCATCGCAATATATGCAAGGTGGTTGCAAGGTTGACGAAATCGCTGTTTGGGATAACGACCAAAGTGCAAATATATCATCTATATACAATAGTGGAAGTCCTTTTGACTTATCTACTTTGACAACAGAGCCTAAACATTGGTGGAGAATGGGAGATGGAGACACATATCCTTACCTACAAGACAATGGTTCTGAGGCTAGTTGTATATTTCAGATGTATAATATGACAAGTGCCAACATAGTTAACGACGTTCCTTAACCCTTTGGTTATTAGTGTTATATGTTTGAAAATAAAACAGTTAAAATAAAAATAGTTATATTAATATATTAAAATCAATCAATTATGAACAGTAAAGAAATTCTTACAAGCATCAAAGAATTAGTAGGTTTATCGAAAGAGGAAGTTGCTACAGAAGTTGAAGCTACAGAAGAGGTTGTGTTATCTACAGAAGAGGTTGCTGAAGAGGTTATCGAAGAAAAAGTTGAAGAAGTAGAGCTATCTACAGAAGAGACTAAAGAAGAGGTAATTGAAGAAGCAGTTGAATTAGCTGAAGAAAAAGAAGAGCCTAAACAAGAAGCACCAGTTCAAGTGAACTTTGCTACTCAAGAAGAACTATCTCAAGTTAAACAAGAATTGTTATCTATGATTAAAGCAATGATGGAAGACAAATCTGATTATGCTGAGGCTGATGTTCCTGCTAAATTATCTGCTGAAGAAAAAGAAGCTGTAGAGCTTTCTGAAGAAGTAGAAGAAGAAGTAGTGCATTCTCCTGAGAGTGTAACCGAGACTAGACAGAAAAATTTTAACAATAAAGGAATGACTGCTGCCGAACGAGTGTGGTCAATGATTAATAACTAAATTAAATTAAATTTAAAATTCGCTAAAATTATGGCAACAAGTACAAGTATTACTACTACCTATGCTGGAGAAAGTGCTGGAAAATACATCTCGGCAGCTTTATTAGCAGGTAACACAATCGCTAACGAAGGTTTAACTATTAGACCAAACGTTAAATTTAAAGAAGTTGTAAAAAGATTAGAATTAGACGGTATCGTGAAAGACGGTACTTGTGATTTCGCTGACACTTCTACATTAACACTTACTGAAAGAATCCTTCAACCAGAAGAATTCCAAGTAAACTTAGAATTATGTAAGAAAGATTTTAGGTCTGATTGGGATGCTATCTCAATGGGATATTCTGCTTTCGATAACTTACCTTCTTCTTTCCAAGACTATTTAATTGGTCACGTTGCTGCTAAAGTAGCACAGAAACAAGAACAAAACATTTGGGGTGGTACTAACGCTACTGCTGGAGAGTATGATGGTTTTTCTACTTTATTAGCTGCTGATGCTGATTTACCTGCTGCACAAGAAGTTGCTGGTACTTCTGTAGATGCTTCTAACGTTGTAGATGAATTAGGGAAAGTTGTAGATGCTATTCCTGCTGCTTTATACGGAAGAGATGACTTAATGATTTATGTTGCTCAAAACGTATTTAGAGCTTACAAGCGTTCTTTAGGTGGTTTCCAATCTGGAGGTCAAGGAGCTGCTGGTTTCCAAGATAGAGGAAACAATCAAGATATAAACATCGTTTACTTTGATGGTGTTAAAATCTTTATGGCTAACGGACTTGCTTCTGATACTATGATTGCTACTACTAAAGATAACTTACATTTCGGTACTGGACTTATGTCTGACCAAAACGAAGTTAAGATTTTAGATATGGCTGACTTAGATGGTTCTCAAAACGTAAGAATCATTATGAGATTTACTGCTGGTGTTCAGTATGGAATTGTTGAAGATATCGTAACTTACGGAATCGTTAACTCTGCTAACTAAGATTAGTATAACATAAACTAGAAAGGGTAGGTAAGCCTAGAGCCTACTTACCCTTTTTTATTAACTTTTAAAAACATAATATAATGAGTTGTGATATTTCAAGAGGACGTTTAGAGCCTTGTAAAGATTCAGTTGGAGGATTAAATGCTGTTTACTTCATCAACAAAGGAGACTTAGGTGCTATTACCTATGATTCTACCGACACAGATGTTATTGACGCTGTTGCAGGAACTCCTGACGCATATAAATTTGATATTAAAGGTGGTTCTACATATACAGAAAACATTACTTCTTCAAGAGAGAATGGAACTACTACCTTTGAACAAGTTTTAGAACTTCAATTAACAAAATTAACTAAAGAAGACCACAAGACAGTTAAGTTATTAGCTTACGGTAGTCCTCACGTTTTAGTAGAAGATAATAACGGAAATGTATTCGTTGCAGGTTTAGAACACGGATTAGACGTATCTGGTGGTACTATCGTATCTGGAGCTGCTATGGGAGATATGAGTGGATATACTTTAACATTCTCAGGAATGGAGAAAGCACCTGCTAACTTCTTAGGAGATACTATTTCTGGTGTAGGATTTACGGTTACTGAAGGAGTGTAATAAAATAGTAAATGAAGCATTAAAACGCTTCACAACAGTCAATACCCCACATTAAAACGTGGGGTATTTTGGTGTTAGCAAACATTTAATTCTGCTACGTGCAAATCAAATTCAATTTT